CTTCAATTAATGCTCAAGACGATAAAGATATTAAAGAAATTAAACCAGCAAAAGAACATAAAAAAGATTGCCCTTGTAGTAAAGGAACAGAATGGCAACAATCTGAAGGTTTAACAAAACCAAAAGACGATAAAGATATTAAAGAAATTAGTATTGCAAAAGAACATTCTAAAAATTGTCCTTGTAACAAGGATGTAAATCCTCCAAGAGGAGGAGGATCTAGAGGATTAGGTGCAGGAGCCACATCAATACAGGGGGCAGGACACTCAGCACAAATATCAGAAGAAAAGAAAGATGATACAGGAGTAAGTGCAGAATCATTGGGAAACCCTGACAAATTAAAAAAGCCTGGAAACTCAGATATAACACAAGACAGACCATCATCAATGAAATGTTCCAAATGTGGTAAAACAAAAACTATATAAACCAAATATAACGTAATCTTAATACATGGCAGAAGAATGTAATTGTTCGCAAGAACATGACAAAGCTGAATCTCTAGTTGAGGAAAAACCTCAAGAAGAGAAAAAAGCAGAAGCCGACGATAAAGAAGATGTAGAAGACAAAAACAAAGCAGTTCTTGATTCTTTAGCAGTCTCTATGAAGTCAGTAGCAGAATCTATTCAATCAGTTTCTAATACTGTCAAATCATTAGACAGCAGAATTAAAGCACTCGAGACTCCAACTGATCTTCCTTTGACCCCAAAAGTCTCTGATAAAGATGACATAGGTGCAGAGGTAAAAGTTCCTAACACATATCAAAGTAACTCAATCCAAGCTGGATTGCACGATGATAAAACAGGGGAAAAGAAACCAGAAGGAGACAAAGGAAATCTCTCTATGCAAGAGAAATCCGTTTTGCCTGAAACACAAAGCTTTACAACAGAAACACCAAGACCATCTGCAAATGTGACCAAATCAGTGTCAAGCCAAGGCTCAGCATTGAACCCAGTTTTGAAAGCCGCTAGATCTAGAGGTAATCAATACATGGATGTATTAGCAAGAGAAATCTTGTCTGGTAAATTTGGTACCGAAGAGGAGGTATATTACTAATGTCCAATCCCTCAATTAAAACAATTGATGAATTAGAGGCACAGTATTACGGATATAACCGTAACTTCCTTAGAAAAGCAGACACACCCGTCACAACATCAACAGCAGGCGTATTCAACGCTATTTTCGGAGCATATGCTTGGGCTCAACTCAACCTTGAGGCTAACGCATTTGGTATACTTCCAAAATATCCGTGGGATAAATCTGGTTGGAGGGTTATAACAGCAAAACCAACTGTCGATACTACACAAGGCAATACTGCCTTAGGTGGAGTCGCAGAAGGTGGAGTAATTCCTGACGAAATTGTGCCAACTGTGGCAGAATTAGATGTTAGACCAAAGACAATGTCTTTAGTCTTCTCAGCATCTGAAGTTATGGAATGGTTGTCAACTCACTCCAAAGATGATATTTGGGGCGGACTAGGTAGTTTACGACTGTACATGGCAGTTCAGCACAAAGAGCTCCTTAACAGAGCACTATTGGCTGACGTCGAAGGAACAGTAACAGGTTCAGGTACCTTTGCAGGTACTAAAGACTTTGAGAGTCTCGACAGAATTATTTCAAGTAATGCTGAAGAAACTGCACTCGGAGCATCAACAACTGGTTACTATGATCCTTGGGCAGCTAACGCAACAGTAGATAGAGATGCTTCATCAACTTATGATGCAACAGTCGAATCTGCAAGCGGTACAATTGGAACTAATGGTGTTTTGACCGACGATACCGTCAGAACATTCTTACGTAAAATAAGAATTGCTGGTGGTAAAGATCCTAATGTACTTTTAGGTTCCCACGAAGTTTACAGCGAAATCCAAGGTATTTACACACCTCAAGTGCGTGTAAAGAATCCATATGGCGAACAAGTAGTTCAAATCGATGTGAACGGAATTAAAACCTTTGAAGGAACAGGAGTAGGTCTACACGTAGATTCTCTATATGGAATCCCATTCATTCCAAGTAAAGATGCACCAAGTGATTCTGGCGACTCATCAGAAGTCGGTAGATTATTCGCATTGGATACATCTGACTCAGAAGGATATGGTTATCCAAGATTAGGAATTCAAGTAGCAATTCCAACAGAATACTACGAAGCAACACGAAGATCCCCAGGATATCCATTCATCAACAATGCATTTGTTGAGAAAGGTCTATTCAGAACAATGGGAGAAACCGTTTGTCGTCACTTTAAATCCCAAGGTAAAATCAGAGATATTAAACTCTAGATTAACCGATCCTTTTTTTTATTTTTTTGATTATGGAATGTCCACGTTGCTACGCAGAAATGAAAAAAATTACTGCATGTCATATGTTTTGTTCAAACTGTGGGGCTCATTTAGATTGTTCAGATAAAGGAAGTTTTTGGTAACTTATCTTTATATATAAGTATATTCAGATAATATTATGGCTATCACAGTCGCACAGAATCAAGATCATAAGAATCTTACAGGAAAGACTTTAACCGTTCAGTCACAATTAACCTCAAGGTTAAGAACAGCAATTGTTGACGTCACTTACGGTGGCTCAGACAATTACGCAACTAACGGTAATACAGTCGACCTTTCTATGGGCGGTAGAATTAGCACTGTTATTGGAGCAGAAGTACTCCATACCAGTGCAGGACTACTTTTGCAATATGTACCAGCCGCAGCTGGTGCATCTGCCACAGGAAAATTTAAAGCTTATGGTCATACCCCAACAAGTTCTACAAGTACAGTAGTTGCATTTGAGGAACTGGATAACGCTGATACAGCAGTGAATAGTATGACTATTCGCGTTCGTATAACAGGTTTCTAACCCCTTTTTTTATTCACAAAACTTTATAAACAACTGGTTTTCATTACCACTCATGGACAATGTGAAATTGTATATTGAATTTTGTGATACCGTCTACCAAAACTGGAAAGACACAGTATCTCCCGTGCTGTTACAAGCACAAACCTTTTGGCAACCATTTATTACACATAAATAATTGGTATCAAAAGCCTTTTTTTTTTATTCACAAAACTTTATAAGTATAGATATATTATACATTTCATGGTAGGTCAAACTAGTCAACTAGCAGTTGTTAATTCTGCAACTGTTCAAGCCAAAACAGGTCACGGATTAGTAAAGTCAATATACACTACAACATCGGGGGATAGAGTATTCTCAATAATAGACAATACTACAGGTACAACAGCAAAATTCTCATTCACTGCAAACGCAGGTAATTCAGCACCAATCATTAATACTCCATTTAAAACAGGTATCAGAATAGTAGTTGCCTCTGGTAGTACTGGCGAAATAGTAGTATTATATGAGTAGAACGCAAAACTTTAAAAGACAAGGACATACTATTTAAGCATGGTTGTTACATATTGTACTGTTACAGATGTATCTGATTTCCTACGTGTTCCCATCACTGCTACTACTACTCCAAACAAGGCTCAGGTCGAGAAACTTATCAATAGGAAAGAAGCAGAAATCGAAAGAAGAATAGGTCATGCTTGGACAACAAGAACAATTACAGAAGAAGTTCATGATTTACCATTAGTTTATTCATTTGGTTGGGGTACTCCAATATTTTTACAGCATAGAATGATAAAAGATTTGAATGGATCATTAGGAGATAAGATAGAAATCTGGCAAGGTTCACAGGATACATTTTCTGACATCTTAGGAAACAACAGTTGGTATAATATTGAAGGTGTTTATGGTAAATTATTCTTAAGAGGTTTCATATTTTCAATTCTTAGAAAACACAGAGTCAGAGTTACTTATCGATATGGAGACACTGTAGTTCCAGGGGATATTACAGATGCTGTTATAAAAATGGTTGCTATTGAAATTATCAATACTAGTTTTAGAATGGATAAATTGCCAATGGGTGGAAGTGGAATCAATATGCAAAGTTCTACAGCAAAATGGCAAGAAGACATTGATAGAACTATTTCCGATAGGATGGAAGTATTTGTCTGCCGATGACCGTGAAAGATGAAGTAGTAGAAGTTGTGAATACTGTGTACAAACAAATGTATCCTGAAGAAGCAGAGAATGCATACTCAAAAGGTCAGAGATTAAGAAGAGCAAAAGAAAGAGCGTTATCTGAAAATCCAGGTTTATTTAAGTTATCAAATTTAGTTAAAATGAAATCTCCTGAAGCAGATCTAGAAAAATATGGATCACCAGCAGGAGCAGAACTAGATGATAATGAAGATGGATATGAAGAGGATGAACAAGAGCAACCAGAAGAGAGAACTGATTATTGGCAAGATTCAAGAAATATAGTTTTTAATCCTCCATGGCAAACAATAGGAGGAGATAATTCTACTGGCGGTAAAACCAAATTCAGACGTTGGTTGGAAAATATTTATCTTAAAGATCCTAAACAAAAGGATCTAAAACAGGCTGTAGACGGAGTTTCTGGTAAAAAGAAAAGAAATATGATGAGACGTATATCATATGGCGTAAGAATGCATATTGCACAAAATGGTTTAAAACCTAACTCATTATCACATTATGACACAGAAGATAATTTAATTGAATTACAATATGACAATGGTAGTGGAAAAATTTGGAAAGCAAATAAAGGAAAGAATAGATAATGGGAATAGCAATTTATGACTCTATAGATGACGTAATATCTATGTTTAATACTCAATGGAATTATGATAATGATGATGTTCCCAAACCAAGATTTACAAAAATATGGGAAGAGAAAGCAGTAGGTATAATAGATGACTTGGAAGATACTGTAGTCATAACTCCTGGCTCAGAAAATGTAAGATATTTCAATCTTTATGGAACAAACCACCTTCATACCACAGTAGTTATAATAGATGTGAGATCATATGATGAGGACAGATTTAGATCAATAGTAGACCAAGCGGACAAGATTATAAAGAATCAGATTAGAAGAGAAAATTTTATAGACCTAAGATTAACTCAATCAAAGTCACTTTCTCAGGACTATCGTAATATGTTTAGGCATATATTCGAGGTTACATATAGAAAATTAGACCCATAATATTTATAAGCGAATAACATAGTTAATTAGTATGGTTCGCACAGGCTCTAATGCATTTGTTCATTATGGAGAAGAAGGTACTTTTAATGGGGGAGCAACAGAAACAAGAGCATTCGGACTAGAACAAAAAGTAAACTCATTAACATTTAAGAATAATCAACTAGCACTAGCACAACTATATGATATAGAAGTAGCATCATTTGCATACGGTAAAAATGAAGGAAGCGGATCAGTGGACTTTGTTTTATCTAATCCATGGGTTTTCGACACACTTTTAGGTGGAGTAGATACAAGTGGATCAAGTAGTAATTATACACATATTTGGGATTCTAATTATGCTAATTTAACAGCAGATAATACAGGAATAAGACAACCAAAATCTTTTGATGTAGAAGTTGGATTTGATACAAAAACATCTACTGATGTTGTAAGAAATCTAAGAGGATCTGTATTTACACAACTTAATATTAAATCATCAATAGGAGAAACAGTTAAAGGAACAGTTGATTTCATTTACGGTAAAATTGATACAATTGTTACAAGTGTATCAGGTATAACTCCAATAGGAGATGGTATTAACTTCCCATACACATTCTCTCATGCATCAATAGAGTTATTAGACGGTACAGCAATTGCAGAAGTACAAGACATTGATATTACATTAGCCGCAAATACTGAATTGTTATATGAACAAGGAGATGCAAACGCAGTAGGATCATTTAGAAAACTATTTGAAATGACTGGTAAATTTAATGCATCATTTATTGATAAAACACAGTTACAAAGAGTATTTGATAGAACCGAAGTTGCAACATTAACAGTAGAATTTACCAACGGACTTT